TATAATTACAACTCCCACAATTAGGACATACAATTTCATCATCTGGAAACAAAGGTTTTAATTCTAATCCCATCAATTCATTTAGAGTGCCTTTTTCTATCATTACTCTTAAGTTTTTATTATAAGTTTCTTTTGAATTGTGAACTATAATTCTTCGTAAACTTTATCACTTATAGACTTATCAAGTATAAATTCAACGCCTTGTTTACTTAACCAAAAGCATGTGCAACCGTAACTATTTAGTTCTTTAGAGCTTTTAACAGCTAAACCTTTTTCTACAAGGTTATTCCAGTTTTCATCTTTATAGCTTGTGCAATAATAATTCCTATAAGGTTTCTTTTTATAGTCCAATCCTATACAATGTTTCATATTTTGTCTTTGTGTTTTTGTAATATCAATCCATAAATTTTTATATAATTCCTTAAAAGTTTCCATTCTTGCTTTGGTGTTTATCTTAGGATATCTATCTTTTAAGTATTCCAGTCCAGCATGATCTACTGATTTAGGTGGAGAGGTCCACCAACTTTTATACTCTCTATTAGCAATAATTAAATAAATGTAATATCCTCTATTTCTATTTTCAACTTTTTCTAACCTCATATTATCCCTCCAATCTTTGAATTGTGACTATTCCTCATCCTCTTCTATTCCAAAATCAAAATATTCTAATACAAGTTCTGTTAAAGCTTTTTCTGCCTCTTCTCTAGTTTCATATTCATCTAAATACACAATAGTTCCATTTGCATTTAAACTACAATTTACAGCTCTTAAAACCTTTCTTTTACTCATACAATAGCCTCCTGATATTTGAATTGTGTATTAATCTTTTATATCTAATAGGTCAAGTTCTCTCTTAAGCTGTAACTTTACTAACTTTCTAAACAGTTTTCTTCTTTTATAAAATGAATCATTTCCCAAGCCAGGATATAATTTAATATTTTCTATAACCGCTTTATTTAAATGTTTTTGATATATATTCATTTTTTCACCTGCTTTTTTTTGAATTGCGTAATTAATCTTTAATTTTAATTGTTTCTGAATATTCATCTGTCTTAAATGATTGCAAATCTTCTAAAGCTTCTTTTATACCTTCATATATACATATTAAAAAATGATGGAATTATAACTATTATCCATGCAAAAGGATTCCATTTATTTAACCCATACTTATAAGAAACCTTATAAACATTACCCTCCTCTATAGGTTCAATTAATTCTAATTTATTTATTTTTACTTTTGTAATTTTTAAACATTTATCAAATTTATAAAAAGTTGAATTATCATGATTAAATTTAATAATTTTCTTTACTATCTTCTCTTTCCTTTTTTCCAATTATAAATTCACCTTCCTTTATGACGTAACAATTTCATATTCCGACTTAACCTATAAAATCTTTTATCCTTTTCCAAGCCATATCTATATACCATTGTTTATCTAATTTCCTTGGTGTTTCCTTACCTTCAATATCACTATTATCAATAAAACATCTTATTGGTGTACTTGCTATTTTTTTCTTTCGTTCCACCTTCTGCTTTTACTTTAAATACACCAGCATCACTCCTGGACCTACTAGCAAATACTCTCAAAACTTTTTCATCTAATTTTTTATTTCCATGGAAACCATATAAATATTTAGATGAGATTTTAACTACCTTCTGAAACTCTTGGAGTTGGTTACAATTTAATATAGTTTCCTCTGGTGTAATTCCTTCTATAAAGTAATCCATTAAAGCCTTATTTATTATAGGAAGGTCATAATCTAACTTATTTAGTGATTTAACATAAGCACCTTTAGATTTAATCTTTCCATTTTCCATTACTATAAGATAGTTATTTACATCCTTTTGTACTACTTTTTTAATATAATCGTGGTCCAGTGTCATTTTGGTACGGTCACACCATTCTTCACATATCTTTTTATAAGTTTCTATATCCGATTTATTTTCTAACTTCCACATAACACCATCTGTATTACTTTGGATAAGTTTAACTCCTGGAACTCCCTCTATTACTTTTTCTATAAGATCCAGCAACATTAACTGTCCATTGATACATACATTGTTAGCTTGGAGTGGATCAAACAAGTTGTTATATTTATCTTTGGAAGCTCCATAGGTACTATTTAAAACTATTTTATAAGGTTGTTGTGCTTTCTTTTTACCTTCTTTCTTAAGCTGCATACGATAGTCATATATCTCTTTGAATTTACTTTTATCTCTTACGTTTCTACTTAAAAAATCATACTGTATCATAAGACTTGGATAAAATGAGCCAACGTCACTATTTATAAAAATCCCTTCATCTTGATATTTATCTCTTGCTCCATGAAGTCCACCCCAACCAAATATATGAGGTACTCCAGCAACTTCTATTTCCAAAGATTTTTTATAATCTCGGTTTAAAGGATTCTTATACCAGCTCAAAATCTCTTTATATTTATTAATCTTTATAGTTGGTACTATAGTGATATTGAACTCGTCGTCATGATCCTGTTTATCAGCTCCTAATATAATTGCACTTAATTGAGCTTTAGTTTTACTTATATATTTAAGTGGTAATTTAAAGTTTTTAATTAATCCCATGTGGGCTTCAAATTCTTCAATCCTATTTATAAATACTTCCATTGTTTGCTCCACATCGTGGTTACAGTAGAAAATCACTTCCTGAAGTTCTTCCTCTGTAAGTTTTCTATCTATATCAAAAGATACTGTAGTTTCTCTTATGTCATTGCCCATAAATCCTTCTAATTGTTTAAGTCCATGGAAACTAGTCATTACATCATAATTAAATAATTGAATTTTCCAAAGTGAGCTACTAAACTTCCAAGCTGGTTTATGTCCAACTATGATATGGTCATTAAGTTCCTTAGGATTAAATCCAGCTATAATAGCTTTTAGGATCCATTGGTCATAGCTCCTACTGTTATAACCACACCAAATATTATCTTTGTTAGCTTCATAGAAGATATCAAGTTGTTCTCTGTTATTTACTATAGTGTGAGTTTGTTTAGTGTCGGTATCTTTTATTACTACTAACCAGTCATGTTTAAATACTTCATTCAAAATCATAAAAAATCATGATTTTATGCAACTCCCCTTTCATGTACTTCAATTTCATAACCTTTATAATTGAAAGTACACCCATGTTTTCTTATTCGATTTTGCAACCATCCATTTTTAAATCCAAAATACGTTGCGCAATCTTTCATGGTTTCAAATATAATTATTTTTTCATTACATTTGACAGTGACTTTTCTAGTTATTTTACATTGATTTTTAACTAATCCTATTTTTATGGCATGTTTTAAATTAAAACTTTGATTACACCACTCCAAATTGTCAACATTATTATTTTGTTTATTTCCATCAATGTGATTAACGCAATAATAGTTATTAGGATTAGATATAAAAGCTTCTGCCACTAATCGATGAATCATTCTATTTTTACTAATGCCGTTTTTTCTTAACACTAGAAATTTATATCCTGGATTATTTAATCCTGTTTTTAATATTTTAGATTTTATTAATCTACCATCTACATCTGATTTTCTTTCTAAACTCTTAACTCTTCCTAAATTACTGACTTGATATAAACCTTCATAACCTTCAATATCTTTCCAAATTTCAATCATTAAATTAGCTATCACCACCCTTTTATTACAAAGGGGAGCTTGTACACTCCCCATCCTTTTTAAACTTCAAATATATCTTTTATTTCATACTCACTAAATTTATTATTTTTCTTATTAGCTGTATAGCTTAATTGAAATTCTAACTTACCATCTATAGCTTCAGCTATATCCATAAGCATATCGTTATATTTACTAAAACTTTCAAACTCTACCTCTACACCACTATCCAAAGATCTTAACATTTCATTAGCCTTGTGTAATCCAAATCCACTGCTTAAAACTTGGTTATAAAATATTAAACTGCCTTTATATTCTCCAGTTAGTATCTTAAACCAAATACTTAACATTGGATCTCCTTTTTTAGATTCTCTTAACTCTAACTTATTTACTTCAACTTCATACTCACCGTGTGGGACTTCTTTAAAGTCACCACCTCCGTTTTCAGCTGCCTCTTTAGCATCTGCTTTTAAACCCTCTACATCTATGTTCTTATCAAATTTATCCCATATGTTAGCCATTTATATTTCCTCACTTTCATTTAATAATCTATTAGTTACTCTCATTAATATTTGTCCTATATCGCTAATTTCCTCATCTGTCATTACTGGTGCTAATTCTCTTACTGTTATTATCAATTGTCTTATTTTTGCTACATTAGCCACCATTACTCTTTATCTGCCTTTCTTCTACGTCTACGAGTTGATTTTTCTTCTTTAGGTTCTTCCATTGTTTCATCCTCTTTAACTTTTTCTATAGGTTCTTCTTTAGGCTCGTCTACTATTTCCTCTGAAGTAATTTCCTGTTCTTTAACTTCTTTAACTTCTTCCTCTTTCTTATCATCTACTGGAGTTTCTTCTTTTTTAGATCTTCTTCTAGTTGGTTTTTCTTCTTCCTTGTTTGCTGGAGCTTCTTTTTTACCAGCATTAACCTCATCATATACTTGCATTAATTCATCCCATGATAGTGGAATATTTGTTTTAGTAATTCCTTTCAATCTTCCACCGCCAAAAATAACTTCGTTAGTTTTAAAATTAAGCGTTCTAGTATCATCATCTTCAACAACTACTCTAGCAACTATGTCAACCATTCCAGCAACTTTGTTAGCAATGGCATCTTGAATGTTAGGTGCTATTCTCGTAATATTTTGGCCATTCTTTTTAGTAATATCTTTTGATACATCCTCATGAGATAACACAACTATATTTTCATAATCAAGATTAAATAATCTTCTTATAGTTGATAGATATTCAGTTTTGATAATATCCCAACCTTTACCAAAGCCACTATCTGATTCATGTTGAACTCCTAATTCATCATATTTATAAAGTCTACACATCTCTCGAGTATCCTCTAATAAATCAACTATTATGGTTTTAAAATCATTTTGCTTTTTCTCTAATTCAGCTATAGCATCCTTAAATACTTCCCATGCAAATTTCCTTTTAGTTACCCTTCCTTCAACAGTAACTTCATCTTTAATTGAAAAATAAGGCATTGTAACAAACTCAATGTTTCCATCTGTATTTAAGTTTAATGGATTGGGAGCTTCATCTAGCATTGTGGTTTTCCCACTAAATGCTGGACCATAAATCCATATCTTTCTCTTTTTAACCTTTTTAACATCTCTTCTTTCAGCACTTGGTAATATCATATAATCTACTCCTTCAAAACAATATTTTTGGTATTCACACCAATCACATAAGCGTGTTGGATTTTTCTTATACTCTTTTACTTCATTAGTATCTATAATGTTATCCATAAACTCTATAACCTTATTAGGGTTATAAGGTACTTCTAATAAATTAATTTCACTTTTATTTAGTTCTTCCATAAGTCTTTTTCTAAACTGATATAGATCTTCTGTTTTTTTCTGTCTTATGGAAATCTTAGGAATAAAGATGAAACCTAACTTTCTAACTTTAAATCCTTGCTGCTCTAAAAAATATTTATAAATGTGTAATTGTGGACTTTCCGTATAATGCTCTATAGCATTGCTATATTTAAAATCAAATACATCTACTGTATCATCATCGTTTTTAACTATTAAGTCCACTATTCCACGAAATCTATGAGTACTAATTAAATACTCTTGAGCATATATATTAATATCAGTTAGTAACTCTTTTATCTTTGGTATTAAATGCTCAAATTTTATAATTTCATTTATGTGGTTATCAGTTAATACATAATAGTTACTTTTATAAAATTTTAATGCTGCTTTTAAATTTTTCTCTGCTCCAGTATGAATTGTATTTCCACATATAAGAGCATTGTTTGCATCTTGATTTGGTATAGTCTTAAGCTTGTCTACATATCGTAATTTATATTTATAAGGACAACCTTTAAAACTTTCCACCCTTGAATGTGAGTATTGCAAATGTTAACCTCCTTTCAATATTCGTTATTGCCATTTTCTAAAAAAAATAATCATCTATTTATAAAAATAATAGTTTTTATAACTTTAATAACTTGATTACTTCCTATTCTTTAGCTTTAACCAGTACAAAACATACTGGACTAGTCTTAATAAGGTCATTTATATTTACCTTTTCTTTTAATCTTCCTTTGTTAAAATCATCTATTGTCATTAATACTTCTTCCCTTTTTAAACTTTCTCTACCAAAAGAAATGATTTTTGCATTAGCAGTTAAACTATTAATTTCAACTCTGTGGTTATCTCTCATTAAATTAAGAAGAGTATCTTTCATAGATTCTAAATCTTCTTCTAACACTTGCATTTCTTCCTTTTTATCTAATATGGATTCCATTAAATTTATCATTTCTTCTTCATTTCTAGTCATTATTCACACCCCTTACTAACCATTTCATATCCTTCTTAAACTGTTCAAAATCTTTGGGATATAATATATATCCCATACCATCACATTGATTTATAAGTCTTATATTTCTTTTCTGTAACTCACTCGCTCGTCCATTTGATGCTTTAACTTCTATTGCTACGAACGTACCACCAACACAAGCTATAATATCTGGAATACCACTTTTACTATATGGACCACTCCAATTTTTATAAAACCATGTCTTTGGTAATTCGCTTAAAAACTTCTTTATTTCATTTTCAAATTTCTTTTCTGCTGCCATATTACTTAAGTCTCCATTTGTAGTTATTTTTATTTAAGAAATCTTCTAACATATCAAATTGTTTTTCAGTTCCCTCTATCTCATAAATATCTATAAATATTTCTTCATTTTTACTAGGTTTTTCTACTACTTGAGTTTGTTGTTTTGGTGTACTGCTTAGTTTATTCTTAAGACTTTCTGCATCATTTTCTATTTGTTCTAATACATTTTGAACGTCTGTATACTCCAAAATACTTACATAAGGTGGACTTACTAAATTTAAATCATATTTTGTATTAACAACCTCTATTTTAGATTTTATTAAGTCTTCATTAGCTTTAAAAGCAGCCTGTTGGAGTAAGCTATTATCAGCAATTTTTATTAAATCCTCTTTAATACTTTTTAATGAAGTTGATTTATTTAAATAACTATCCTCTATTGGTAAGTTATCAACACCTTTTAACTCACATACTTCTTCAATAATTTTTTTAACTTCTATTTTCTTTTCTTCTTTTCTCTTAATTTCTAACTGTTCAGCCTGTTCATTCATTGGATCTATAACTTCATCAAACTTTTTACTTAACTCCTTACACTGTTCCTCAAATGCTTTTACTGGAGTCGTCAACTCCTTTTTAGTTTTCTTTCTAAATTCATCTAAAGATTTTTTGCCTTTTCTTAAATCTGCTATAACCTTCTTACCATCTTTTATAGTCTCCTCTGTTATGGTAATGCCAGTATATTTTTTAAGTACTTCATCAAGATGTTTGGATATTTCATCATAGTTAAAATTAATTTGTGCTGGTTTAGTTTCCAATACTTTAAGTTGTAATTTATTCATTTATATTTCCTCCTTAAAAATAACCCTCATTATTTTCTAATCTTTTAATGCTTCCTCGTAATTCATTAATTACATTTCTTCTATCTAATCTTTTAGCTTCATTTACTTTATTAATTAGTTTTTCTAATGTTTCAATTTCCTCTCTTATTCCTAATCTTAGACTATATATTGTACTATCATCACTTTTAGAGTCATTTTCCATATACCTTATATCTTCCTCAAGTTCTTCAACTTTACTTTGAGTAAAATCCATTATCGCAAGCCAAGTATCTTCACCCATTGTATTTATAATTAAATCTTCTAAGTCTTTTATATCCATAAGATTATGCGGTTCTTCTTTAAGTGATTTAATTCTAGCTACAATCACTTATATCACTCTCCTCAAACAATTTATTTGTGTAATCTCTACGTTCTTTTAATGTTTCAAATATCTGCCCTTCAATACTGTTCTTAGTTATCAAATACCAATACATGCAAGTTCTTGTTTGACCTATACGGTGTGTTCTCTTTTTAGATTGCTCAAAGAGTTCTGAAGCTAGTGGTAAGCTGTAGTAAATAATTTTATTACTTAACTGTAAGTTAAGACCCATTGCTCCAGCTTGGTACTGTACTAACACCACAGTGTTATCTTTAGATTTATAGTTTTCCAAGTCCTTAGTTTGTCCATTTACTATAGATACTGGTTTTTCTAATCTAATACACAAGTCTTTAATTTGTTCCATTTCTTCTGTAAAGTTATAAAATATAATTACTCTATCTTGTGTACTCTCTAGTAAATCTTTTAAAGCATTTAATTTATTAGGATTATATTGTGAAGCTAACTGTCTTAAATAAAGCATCTTAGTTAAACTTGTATCTCCAACCAACTCAGTATCATTTATAGTAATCAATCTATCTTTCTTAAACTTCTTATACTCTTTAGTATTCTCAATTAAAACTGATATTTCTACCTGCTCTGGTAAATCAAACACTTCCTCAGTTTTCATAAATATAGATCCATGGTCATGAAGTTTTTGTTTTAGCCTATCTACATTTTTATATCCAACTACTTTAGGTACTTTAAAACCTCCAACATCCATATTTATAAACTTTATATACTGTTGCCAATAAAGTTTTTTAGATATATTCCAACCTAATAACTTACATTGTGTATGGAGTTCTTCATATTTTCCACCACAGGGCGTACCACTTAATAAAATTACATTTTCTGATTTTAATTTAAGAATAAATTTAGTTCTTTTAGATGTTGGATTCTTAATACAACTTGATTCATCTAACATAAGAGTAAAATTTTCTAGTTCCATTAATTTTGGCCTTCTCCAAACTAAGTCATAATTTATAATAATTACTGATTTAGCTGGTATATCTCTTGTTTTAGAGTATATAAATGTGTTATACTCTGGATAATATGTTTTGAAGTGCTCATACCAATCTTGTAATTTTGATTTTTGGCAGATTATCAAATTTATATTGGTGTTGAGCTCTTTTAATTTTTCTGACCCTACAAAGGTTTTGCTAACCTAAACCCATATCCAAATAGAAGGCACATCTATTAAAATTTTCAACTTCTTCTAAAGCTTTAATTTGATGCGGATACAAGTTCATTATTAATCACCCTCTTTCTAAGCACATTTAATAAATGCTTTATTACATCTTTCTATTATTAATAAAAATTCTTCTAAGCTTGTACATTTATTAAATCTAATTTTGTTAAATTTAATATCTGCTATTACCATATCTGATAATTCTTTTGTTAAAATAACACCTCTTTCTGCAAGTACTCTTTTAAGCATTTATACTACCTCTTTTCCTTTAAATCTTTCTATAAAATTCTGTAATTCATCTATAGATACTTTTTGACTTCCTAATTTTAGAGATTTTAAATAACCTTTAGAAATTAAATCATATACTGTATTCTTATTAGTTTTTAATTTTTCAGCAATCTCTGAAACAGTTAAAAGTTCAGGAGCCTGTTGCTTTTTTAAAGTTATTGAAACCATATTTTCTAAAAAAGTGACTCTATTTTTAAGGTCTTCATTTTGTTGTTTTATGAGACTTATAGTTTTTTCATATTCCAATAAATTTTCAGCTAGTGACATTCTTAATCACCTCTATATCCCGTATTTAATTGCCATCTCTTTAACTATTGCTAAATATCCCTCTAGCAACCTAACATCTTCACCAATTATGTCTAGCTTGTTTAATTTATCTCTTTTAGATTTACAAATTCCTTCGTCTGCCATTCTTCTTCTTTTATTGGTTAATCTAGTTAATAAGGAACATTTCAATCTCTGTTCTAATAACATATAGCTATCTTGTCTTAAATGTCTAATATGTTCGTGTCCACCCATATTTAAAGCCATTTTAGTAATTAAATCTGCGACTTCTTTTCTCCAAGATGTAGTATCAAGTTTTATTACATCTCTTATAGCTTGTACCTTTTCTTTAGTTTCTTTTACTTCTGCTCTAATTTGTTGTTGTTCTAACTGCTGTTTAGCTACACTATCAAATATTTGCTTAAACATTTGTAATTCTGGGCTAAGTTGATTTACTTCTACTTTTTGTTCTTTAACTCTAAAATAATTATTTACTAACTCCCTTTGAACTTTCCATGCTAAATCATCTGTTAAACTTTTTACCAACATTAAATAACCACTTTCAGTTATTAGTATTAATCCTTTGGGATTTGGTCGTTCCACGAATTTCGTAGAACGTAATTCTTCATATGATAAATGAAAATAATCAATCCCTTCTACAAAATGTTTTTTGTTTTCTGAAAAATTCCTACCAACAGTTCCTTCAACTCTTTCATGCAATATATCAATGTCTTTAAAAGTAACTACTCTTTGACCATTCAATTCCTTTACTTGTAAGTCTTGATTATTAATCTTAACTAAATTACTCACGTTTCTCCTCCTATTAAACCCCTACATATGGAATATTTAACTTGTTAGCTATATTTTTAAGTAGTTCATCATATTGTTTGAAACTCTGAAACTTAATATCAATGCCAGTGTTTAATGAACGTAAAAACTCGTTGGTTAAATATAGTTCTAATCCTGTAGTAAGTGGTTTTCTTAAAATAATATTGAAATCTTCAATTTTAGTTTTATAGCTGATTTTTAATGTTAATTGTCCTTTAAAATCTATCAATCCTATTTCATTAATTGAATCTGATTTAAAATCACAAATTCCACATGATTTAATCTCCATATTAAAATTAAGCCTCCTTTTCATCTGGATAAAATACTTCTGGAACAGTTTGTCCAAGTGATTCAGATATATTTTCCATAACATCCTTCGTTGGATTAGTCTTATGTCCATTTTCCAAGTTACTAATATAACTAGGAGTTAATCCTGTTAACTCAGCAATCTTATAAACACTTAATCCCAATTTATTTCTAATTATTTTAATCTTATTCAATTATTTTCACCTCCTAACTCATATCTGTGAGCTAATAGTATCATTATCTGTCAGCTAACACAACAACACTATTATCCTCTAGCTAATTATATACAAAAATTATCTAACTATGTCGCAATTTTCCTTTAATTTTCTTTAAATTACGTTGATTTTTATTATCTGATAGATTATAATATTAACTGTTAGATAATAAAGGGAGGTAATATAATGTTAGGTGAAAACATAAAAAAAAATAAGAATTAATAAAGGATTAGGATTAAATGAAACTGCTAGGAAGGCTGGAATAAGTGGAAGTTACTTAAGTGATATAGAAAATGGTAAAAAAAGAAAATCCAACTGTTACAACATTAAATAAAATAGCTGATGCATTAGAGGTTCCTTTGGATTATTTGACAAGAAAATCAGTAAAAGCAGTAATCGAGGATAACTTAGAAGAATTAGGCATGACTTTTGAAGAATTATCAAATAAAACAAAGATTCCAATAGCATTCTTTGATAATCTAGACGATATAATCCCAGATGAAGGTGATTATGAAAGAATACAAGTAATAGCTCGTTCTTTAAATATAGAACCAACTGATTTAGCAAATGCCTTGCACAAGCAAGAACGACCAATTGCACCAGAAAAATTAAAAGAGTGGGATGACAAATATAGTGATGTTATAAAAGAATCTAAGTCCTCCTACGTACCAGGTTCATCTTTAGAGGGTGCATTGAGAAATAAATTTGAAGAAAAACAATTCACTACTCCACAAGCAGCTATGCAATTTATATTAAAACAACCTAGTATAATGGGATATGGTGGCTTTGATACTAATAAAATGACAGATCAAGATATAATAGAATTTGCAAATGAACTATTAAATTTATTGAAAATGTTAGGCCCTAAATATAATAAATAAGTTCGTAAAAGATGAAAAAATAGTATACAAATTATAGGGGGATTTATGAAGACAGAAGAAATTATACAACTAGCACAAGATATAAAAAATCAATATGGGGGAAATCCAATTAAAATTTGCATTGCATTAGGAATAAAAATTAATTATATAAATCTTAAGCCAAATATATATCCAGCATATACTTTGAAAATATCTGAAAAACCTATTGTTAATTTAAATAGTCATTTTACAACTAATTCACAAAAGGTATTATGTGCACATGAGCTAGGTCATGTTTTAATGCATGATAATAAATTATTAAATCAGTTTGGTGATGAACATAATGGAATAGAAGAATATGAAGCTAACTTATTCGCAGTAGCTTTATTATTTGACCAAGATGATTTAAACATAGATATGTCTAATATGGATAATTATTTATTAAAAGAATTATTAGATGTGAATATAAAATTAAAAGTGTGACAAATGAAAAGCCACTTATACCAACATTTTGAATATCTTTTGTGACAAAGTGTGACAGCTAAATTTAATTATCTGTCACAAATGCAAACCATTGATATTACTAACTTATAAATATAATTGTGACAGAGTGACAGATAAAA